CCTGCTTGGTGTCTTCGGTCAGGTCTTCCCAGGCGATGCCAATGGCGGCGATGTTCTCTTCCGCCTTGCCCCGGTACTCGTCCTCCAGCTCGATCAGCCCCTTTTGCAGGGCCTCGCGCAGCCGTAGCCGCTCGCTGTCGGTCAGTTCCTCGATTGAGAGGATGCGCTCATAGGCGTCGGTCAGCGCCTTGACCTGGTCTTCGTAGGCTTTTTTGCTGGTGATGCCGAGGATCTCGTAGGCGTCCGAAGTGTCGAACAGCGCTTTGTCGAGTTCGGCGGTCAGCTCCCGCCGCTTGGCCAGGTCTTCGATCATGGCCCGGCCGGCGGTCTCGGTCTCTTTGGCGAGGCGTTCCTGCTCTTTGGCGAGGTCGCGGGCGGCCTTGCCGGCGTCCACGCTGGCCTTGGTCAGCTCCTTCTTGCTCTTTGTCGCCCCGTCCGCAGCCTTGCCCGCGGCCCCGACCTTTGGCGTCAAGGTGCCCATCTCGGCCGCCGCGCCCTTGGTCTCAAGCGACAGCTCGCCGGTGTAGCGGGCCATGTCGTTCACGTCGACTCCGGCCGACTTGATACCGTCCTGGAACGACACCGACGCCGTCCTGGCGGCATCCAACTGCGCTTGCGTCTCGGCGATCTCGGCGTTCAGCTTGTCGGTGGCCGCACTGCTGCCGCCCAGTGACACCTCGAAGCCGGTGGTGAATGTCTCACCAGTGTCCGCTGCTTGCTGCTGCAGGTTGGCAAGTTTTGCTTCCAAATCACCGATCTTGACCGCCTGCTGGTCGATCCACGCCCCGGTGCTGGCGTCGCGCTTGCCGGACAGCACATCGCCGATGTTCTGCATGGACTCGGCGTAGCCCTTCCACGCGGCGCCGAGGTTGCCAAGGCCCAGCCCAAGCTCTCCGAGGGCGCCGTTGACGGTCAGGATTGCCCCGGTCAGCGCGGCCGCTTGCGGTCCGCCACGGAGCAGGGCAAAACCGATGATGCCCCACTCGCCCGCGTTCAGGCCGAGCAGTTGCGAGGATGCGCTGTAAATGGAGCTGATCACCGGAACCAGCTTGCCGGCTTCGGTGGCCGCATTGATGGCCCCGGTCGCCATGTCGGCGAACATGGCCACCAGCTCTTCCCGGTTGTCCTCGATTGAGGTGGCGAGGTCGTCAATCGTCCCGGCCAGCGACTTGGTAGCGTCCGATGCGTCGTTCGTGTTGTCGATCAGCAGTTTGCCGGCATTTTTCAGGTGTTCCATGGCCTGCGCCACGGTTTTCGGCATGGACTCTGCTTCGGCGGCCAGCTTCTTCGAGGCGGCAGAAAAGGCGTTGTAGAGCACATCTGCCGTCAACTCTCCTTCCTTGGCCATGTCGCGCAAGGTGGCAATGTCCACGCCGAGATAATCGGTCAGTACCTGCACGGCCCGGCTGTTGCTCTCCAGCATGGCCCGGAACTCTTCGCCCTGCAGCCGGTTAGAGGAGAGCGCCTGTCCGAACTGGATCATGAACGAGCTGGCTTCCTGCGTGGTTCCGCCGGAAACGATCATGGACCGGCTGACAGCCTCAGTGAAACCAATGGTCTGCTCAACCGTCAGGTTGTGCGAATGCATCGACCGGGCGATGCGGGCGTACAGGTCGGCGTGGGATTCGTAGGAGGATCGGACCGTGTTGGCGCTCGTGTAGAGCTGGTCCTGCACTGCGGCGAGTTCTGCGGAAGATTTGGTGACCAGTTTGAGACGGCCCTCGAGCTGCGTCCATGTGTCGGCGACCCTGATCAGCCCACCGATAGCCTGTGTGGCACCGAAGCTGGCCAGCAGTGCGGTGACGTTTGTGGCAAGCGTGCGGCTGGACGCGCTCATGCCGGCGAACGCGCGTTCACCGTCCTTCCCCGTCTGGGCGACGGTGCGGCCAAAGCGCTGCAGCGAGGCGGTCCCCCGGTCGTCGACTTCGAGCAGGACCTCTATCTTATTGTTGCCGTTACTCATCGCTCACCGGTCGCATCATCGGGCAGTTCGAGGGCGGCGCCAATGCCGCTTTGATCTGCCCCAGGTCGATCCACTCTTCAATGCTCAAGTCGTCCGCTTGGAACGGGTAGCCGCCCAGCTGCAGGGCGCGCAGGTCCAACAGTTTTCTGGTGTACGGGTGCAGGTCGCTGGCGCGGCGGCGCGGGCAGTTGCCACAGGCCCACGCCAGCCCGTCCTCGCCGTATTCTTCCAGACACCTGCTTTCCTCCTCATCATCGCACAGACCTTTTCGGAGGGCCTCAAGGTCTGCGGTTATTCCCCCGCCAGATCTTCGCCGCGTACCACATCAGGGACCACGTCGAAAACCTGCGCGGCCATGGCGCTGATCAGGTCGCCGCAGCCGGCCTCGATCTCTTCGCGCCAGCCTTCGTAATAATCGGGGCTCGCCGGGTCGCTGCTCATGGATGCCGGCTTGCCGTCCACCATGCGGAGAAAATCCCCTTCGCGGATGCCAACCAGAACCTTAGCACCCCACTTGGCCAGGGCCTCGGCCCGGTGAAAGGTGACGTTGCCTTTGACCCGCTTGACGGCGTCGTTCATGTAGCCCTGGCGCTCGCTGGTGGTCGGGTGGCGGTAGTAGAGTGCCACCTTGGTCCCGGAGAGCGGGTCATTGAAAATGATCTCGTTGCGCTCAGCGCCGATGATTCGTGCCATTGCAGTGCCTCCAAAAAGGTGAGATGCCGGGGCGATCACCGCCCCGGCTGGTATCAGGCCGCGTAGGTGGCGACCATGTTCTTGACGATGGCGATAACCGATCCGTAAGTGGCGTGCTGCAGCACCTGCAGGTCTCCAGCTTCGGCCACGCGCTTACCGTCCGTGGACAGCGGCGCACTGAGCACGCCCAGGCTCGGGAAGATCAATTCCACCGTGTACTTGTGGCCGGTGTCGAACTCGGCTCCTTCGCACAGCAGGTGCAAACCGAACGTCTCGTTGGTGCCCATGTAGTTCTGAACAAGCCAGTCGCGCAGCTCGCGGTTCAGCTTGACAGTCTGGTTGCGGCCCTCGCGGTAGGCCCGGCCGGCGTAGCTGCCGCCGGCGCAGGGCGTGAACTCCACGGCCAGCCCGTTGGCCAGCGTCCATTCGCAGCTTTTCAGCTCGCTCGCCACCTGCTTGCCGCCGACAAAGGCTGTCCCGGACCATGCGCCGCCCAGGTACAGGCACGCCTGCGAGACCCGCAGCGGGGTCTCGGTGACCCGCGCCGGGAAGGTGGCCCAGGCCGGCTCAACCGGGGCATAGAGGATTTTATAGGTGACCGTTGCACCGGTTCCGCCCAAGCTGTCGATGGTGATAACCGCTGGGGTGGCCGCGCTCACAGCGCTGACCGTGGCGAACTTGTAGCCGCCACCGACCACGGCGCGCACCACCTGGTCGTTGTCCAGCCGCTCCGCCGCAGTGGCTCCCTGCACGCCGTTGGCGGCCAGGGTCAAGCTGGTGACAGTGTCAAGCGCGGAGACCTCTTCCTCGATGATCGTGTCTGTGTACAGGCCCGTTGCCTTGATCTGACCGGACGCCTTGACCCAATCATCGGCGGCAAACGTCATACTGAACCCGTCGATAAAGCAACTGGCAAACCGCCGCTTGTTCAGCGTCTGGCCGATGCGCTGAGCGGCGGTGAAGCTCGGGTTGGAGCGCGCCAGGTCCAGATCGCCGTTGATCGGGGTGATGGTGTGGGCATAGCCGGAGCCGGCCGCGGCCGTGCTCACGCTGCCCAGACCGTAGGCGAGGATCAGCCCGGCCTGGTGCGGCTGCAGCTTGTTGAAATTGAACGTGCCGCTGGCGGTGGCTCCGTTATCGTAAATAAAATCAGGCTCTTCCTTGCCGTTGGCCTCGTTGGCGTTGTTCTCCCGGCGCACATCCAGGTTGAGGTAGTCGCCCACATCGACCAGCAGGCTGGTGTCCAGGGTTTGCACGGTGTTGATTGCCGTCTCTCGGTTGAGCATGGAGACAGCCATCAGGTTCAAATTGGCTCTTGAGTTACGCATTGTCGGCTACCTCGTCGGTGCTCTTCTTTTTTGTGGGTCGGGTTGCTGCCTCGGCCGGAGCGGGTTGTTCGATAGGTTCGAACCGGCCCGCCTCGCTGGACGGAATGTCCGTGTAAATCAATCCGTGTGCGTATTTTTGGCCGGCAAATGGGCCGTCTACCACCTCGAAAGGTGATTGGCTCGGTTTCAGGCGGTACATGATTCCTCCAGTGTGTATTCCATCGTTCGGCCCTGGCGGATCAGCCATTGCCCGTGTTCATCCCGGACCATGGACGGCGGCGTATCGTCACCGACCGTGGCGGCCCGCACCTTGGCGAGCCCGAGTAGGTTTCCTTCGAGCGCAGCCTCGGCCGCGTCCAGCACAGACGCAACGGAGACGGACCCTGTCATGGCCACGTGGGCGATCAGCTCGACCCGCGCAGACACTTCCAGCGTGCAACAGCCGGACTCGGTCCGCTCCCGACCGTCCGGCCGAATCCCCAGCGACGGCACACCCACACAGGAGGGCCGGTAGCCGGATTCAGGGGCGAGATAGCAATCGGAGGTTGCCGCCAGCGGGGAGATCCCCTGCACCGCCGTCTTGATGGCGTTCAACAGGCTGTCACCGGTGGCCGTGTTGGCGGTCCCGGCGGCCGGCACGCTCAGTCGCAGGTCCAGGTAATAGGTGAGCAGGGTGTCGGTAACTTCGGTGATCCTCGCCTCGGCCAGTACCGCGGGCAGGCACCGGCCGGAGATGGTCGGCGACCATGCGGCCACGGCTGCGCCCAGGGCTTCGATCAGCTCCAGGGCGTGCTGGTTGCTGGCGTCCATCACTGGTGCGTACAGGTTAATGCCCCAACTGATCACCTGATCAATCGCGGCGTTGTCCGATTCGCCCGCCCCGGCAAAATAATGCACGGCGGCCGGCACGTACTGCGGCGCCAGCTTTGCGCTTGAGTGCTCCACCAGTTTGAACCCCGCGATGCCGTCCAGCATGGTGTGCACGGCGGTGGCAATGGCGGTCAGGTCAGTCACGGCAGCGGCCTCTGCAGGGTCAGCAAGGATCCGCCCTCGCCATCGGGATCAATGGTGAGAACGGTGTAGGCGATCCCGGCGATGGTCAACACATCCCCGGACGGCCCGGCGTCGATGTCCAGTGCCTCCACGTCGGCGGTGAGCGCCTCAGCGGTCGGTTGCTGCACGAGCACTTCTTCCTGTCCCGTCCATCGCATGGAGCCGGCCGGGGAGTAGAGGACGGTGAGCAGGCCACCGGTAAGGGTGGCCGGCTCACCGAAATCTGCCAGGGCTGCGCGCAGCACCTCGGTACGGTCGATCATCAGGCGTTCAGCCGGACCTGCACGGTTGCCGTCGCGGCCAACTCGTGCGTGTACGCAATGCCGCACGGGATGTTGTTCAGTGCGGTTTTGTTGATGTTGCCGTCGCCGACGTCCCAATACAGCTTGTCGCCCTGGGTGATGGCGAGGGCCTCGTTTTTCGGCAAAATCCAGACCTCTGCAACCGCCAGCTCGCCGGTTGCGCCGTTCGGGATATCGCCGAGCGCGACGCCGATCATGTCGGCGAATGCGACCACGTCGCCGGCCGCAATGGCGACGCCGGTGCCGTTGGTGTAGGGCATGGTCAGCCCCTCAGTTACGTGTCCGATGGCCATGGCTCACCTCACGCGTTCAAAAGGACCTGCACTTCGGTGGCCGCCTCTGCCGCAGTGGCATAGGCTTTTCCGCAGGGCACGTTGGTGTTGGTCTTGTCCACCTCGTCGTTGACCGCATCCCAGTACAACTGGTCGCCCTGCGTGATGGCCAAGGCGCCGTCTTTGGGCAGCGTCCACACCTCGGAGATGGCCAGCTCGCCGGTTGCGCCGACAGCGATGGCGCCCAGGGTGATGCCGATCATTGCGCCGAAAACAATCACGGTGTCTTTGGCGATGATGGCGACGCCGGTGTTGGTGTAGGGCATGGTTGCCCCGGGTGCTACGTGTCCGATTGCCATGGTGTTACCTCTTTGTGTGTATGGTGGGCCCGGGCCGGTCAGCGCCGGCCCGGGAGGTTATCTGTCAGGATCAGGCGCCGACGTTCCACTGCGCACCGACCCAAGCGACCACGCCCGCGCCGAAGTCGTGGCGCACCTTGATGCCGAGGGAGTCGCTCGCGAAATCGACTTCGTCGTCGATGAAGGGCGCTTGGTCGCCCATCAGCCAAGCCACTTCGATCACCGGGTACTGGCTCGGCAGGGCGAACAGGTACCAGGCGTTGGTGTCGGTAATCAGGGCGTCGCTGACCGGGGTCAGCTTGCCCGCCCACGGGTTATAGACGCCACTCGAGAACGTCCCGGTGGGGAGTGCGGAGCTGCGCAAAATAACCTCGGCGGTGGTCTCCAGTTCCGGCCCGGTGAGCAGGAACGCAGGCTGCACGTCAAGGACCTCGCCGGCCATTCCGGTCTGCCGGCGCATTGCGGCGCGGGCAACGGCCAGGTTGTCGGCGCTCAGGGCTGCGGCTCCCAGGGCGTTGTTGTGGGCAGCCGAGAAAAGCGCGTTGCCGTCGCTCATGTTGCCGTTTGCGGTGATCAGGCCGTAGACGACCGAGTTTTCGAACCGGCGGGCAGCGGCGCCGAACATTTGGGCGATGCGGTTAAAGCCGCCCAGGTCGTCGTTGATGATCATCTGCCTGGTGAGACGGATGATGCGGCCGCGGGTGGCGACTGCATAAGTCTCGGCCGACTCGCTCAGGTCCGCGGTGCGGTACTCTCCGTTCTCGTTCAGGGCGAGCAGGTCGGGGCTACCGGACAGTTTGATGGCGTGCTTGGTCTTGAAATCGGTGGCATCCGAAACAGCGACCAGCGGGCGCCAGGTAGCCGGGGCCTCACTGTAGGCTGCGATCAGCGATTTATTGACCAGCCCGCTGAGCAGGTTGGGAAAATCGGAGGTGCTCGCCGGAGCCAGGGCCCGGCTGGCCAGCGCGCGCGGGTCCATGCCGCGGGTGCGGACACCGGACAGCTCCAGCGACTCACGGACGATGTCCAGGAGGCGCATACCGCGGAAATCGCGGGCACCGTCGGCCGGCTTGTCGAGCTGATGACCGCAGCGCATGAGCATGCCGTCCAGGGCAGCGCTGCGGAACTTGTCACGGCTCTCGACACCGACCTGAGCCCGGCCGGCACCGGAGCCGATGGGCAGCGAGTTGGTCTTGAGGTGGTCAAGAGCGGCCTTGCGGGCGCTGTCCACGGTGGCACCGGAGGCGATAAGGGCGCGCACCTGCTCCGGCTCCATGCCGGCCACGGTGCAGACTTCCTCGATCTCGGCGGCCCGCTGGCGGTCAGCGGCCAGTGCGGCGGCGATCTGCGCGGCCACGTCGACCGGAGGCGCGGCCGGGGCGGCGCGCTTCGGCTCAGGCTGGGGATCGGCGTCGGCCCGCTCCTGCCCGTTGTAGGCCACGCCATCGGCGGCCAGTTGCTTGTGATACTCCCACGCCTCAGCTTCAGTTGCCTCGGCGCGGAGCCCGTTTGCTTCAAGAAAAGCTCTCAATTTGGGATGCATGTTACCTCTCCCGTTCAGGTTGCCGGCTATCGCCGGTTTGGGGTTGCCGATCGGCCGCGCTCGCCGGTACACAGGCTGCGCACCTTTGCAAGCGCGTCCGCGCCGATGGGCGTTGCTGAAAACTCTTTGAGACTCCATTCGTAGCTGACCTTGACCGGTCCATCGAACACGCGGCCACGGATGGCGGCCTGCTCGCCCTCTGGAATCCACACGGCCCGATCCACCCGGTAACCCACGGAGCCATCGGTCAGGTGGCCGTCGCGCACGAGCTGCAGCACGCGCTGCGCGCGCTCATCGCTGGCGAAGCGGACAAGGCCGTCAACAGCCGCGTATCCGCCGGCCTCGGCCGACCTGATGTCGGTGACGCTGCCGAGGATGTCGTCCACGGAATAGCGGGAGTGGCTGTCCAGCAGCGGCACCTGCTTGGTGGCCGGCAGTACAAGGCCATCCATGAGCAGGATCTCGGACACAAAATCGAACCGCTCCCAATCGAAAACGGTGGCGGGCGCCTCGGTGGTCAAAATCCAGCGCAGGCCGCCGTCGTCCGCGCCAGAGGAGGCAGGGGGGGCAGGCGGGACGACGGCAGCGCGCAGGCTCAAGCCCGGGCTTATACCCGCCCGGGCGAAAATATCGGTGATCTCGGAACGGCGATTCATTCGTTGCCCTCAGGGGTCGGGGTCGGCTGGTTGATGACGGCGAGCAGGCGCGCGTTTTCGGCGCGGAGTCGGTAGAGCTCGCCCAGCTTGCGCTCTTCTTCCTCGCTCTCGGCCAGGAGCTCGTCAAAATCGTTGCCCTGCTGGGCAGCTTCCCGTCGGCGGGTGGAAAGCACCTGCTCAATTTTGATTTTGCTGGCCTGGCCGTCCTTGAGCGGGTCTACCCAGGTCCAGCCCGGGTCCTGCTGCACCACGGCCTCAAGCCACGGCCATGGGTCGGTGGCAAAGCCGGGCATGGGGGCGGGATTCAGCCCTGCCAGCCATGCGGCCTCGATAAACCACGCTGTGATCCGGTCGTTCGCGGTCTCGTTGAGGAATTGCTGCATACCGCCGTAGGACAGCCGCTCTTCCAGGGCACCGGAGCGGGTCGACGAGTAGCTGGCGTCTGAATGGTCGTTGGCATAGGCCTCATAGCTCATGCCAAGGCCGGCGGATTGCGTGCGGCGGGACTCCTTGACGAACGGCTCGTACTGCTGGCCGGGTCGGGAATGGCCGGCGGCGACGATGTCCGTGCCGTAGGGGAGAGTCTGGATGCGGCCCGGCTCGATGTAGTCGGGCATGTCAGCCCAGGTGGTGGGCCACCCGCTGCCAGTGGACTGTCCCGGCACCTGCTGCAGGCCGATGCCGGGGCTCCCCATGTCGGGGAAACTGCTCTTGACGAACAGCGAGAACGCGGCCTCCAGCTTGGCCGCGATCTTGACGTAATCCCGGTACTCTTCGAGGTTGAAGCTCTCCATGACCACGGCGACCAGCCAGGGCAGGGCCATGGTCTGGCTGATGCGCTCGGGGTCATACACGTCGATGATGTCGGCGGCCGGGTAGCGCACAGAGCGCAGCGATATCTCGCCCTGGTAGTCGTGCGGATGGGTCGGGAACAGGTGGTAGGCGACGCAGCGGCCGCGGCCGTCGTACTCTTTGCCGGCGCGGGCGAGGTTGCCCGAGGGCAGTCGGCCGTCAACGGTGGTGTCCAGGTGATCGACTTCGAGCAGCTCCAACCGGAGCGGGGGGATGCCGGGAATGGAATCATCCCAGACGCGATGGATCAGGCACCCGCCGTCGCTCCACATGTGCGCGAGGATGAGGCGCTGCATCCGCCACAGCGAGAGGCGGCCGGTCAGGTCGGCATGGCGTGCCCACCGGCCGAACAGCCGCTCCCATGCGCTGTTGGTTGCGCTCGACAGGGTGCCGGCGCGGTCGCGGAATTGGAATTGCGGGCGGATGCCGCGGCGGATGCAGTTATTCCCGATCCGCTTGATGGCGCCACGGATGGACGGATTGTTCTGCGCCTGGTCGCGGCAGCGGGAGACGATGGTGGACAGCCCGCGGCGGATGTCAGCATCTGCGGACCGGCGGCGCGGGCGGAAATTCTGGTTGGCGCCGGTCAAGTCGCCGGCAACGAACGAGCGAGCGGCGAGCTCCCGGCGGGCGGGTAGCCCGGACGGGGCGAGGATGGCGGGGAGGTTGGACTTCAACGCCGGCCACCGAACACGGCCTGTGCGTGCGACAGCCGGCCAGAGGTGGAAAGCTGGGCAATCTGCTGCTCGATGCGGCGGATTTCCGCCTGCACCGCCGGCAACTGCGTGTATGTCATCTGCCGGCCATCCGGCATCTGATAGGATTGGCGCAGCAGGATGCGGCTCTCGGCCTCACGGTAGAGAGCGAGACGGTCCTGCAGGTCGGTCAGTTGTGACATAGCACCTCCGCGCGTGGTGTCTTGTGCGCGGATGGTATGCTATTGGCGTGAGTTAAGGAATAGGGCGAGGTCTAGCGGTGGAAGTTTCCTATTTTCGGACTTTTTCCATTATTGGACAAAAAACGGGCGGCTCCATTGCGGGGCCGCCCGGTGAGCGTTAGAGATAATTGGTATCTTCAACCCCGGCATTGCCGGGGCAGTCGGTCCAGCGGCAGGAGCCGTACTCGACTTCCCGCCCACAATGATGGCAAGGGTTGTTAGCTTCGACCGGGGAGTGTACCCCCCGGCGGAATGCCTCTACAGTTGCCCATGCCTCGCTGGCGTCAGGCGGCAGCCGGGCGCCTTTGTACACTGGCCGGTTATCTCCGAACAGCCTGTCGTGGGCCGCGGAGATAACTTCGTGCTCCCATGCCGCAACGGCATCGGGGGAGCCGAAGCCAGGGCGTGGTCCGAAGCGTTCGTACACTTCTGCTTCTGCCGCTGCAAGAGCGGCCTTGTATTCCCGGCATGAATCTTCCGGGAATTTCCATGTGCATCCCTCGTGTGATACTGCTGTTGCCTGTGTCATGATGTCCTCCTCGCCGGGATAACCCGGCATTGATTGGTTTCAGTATTGGTTACGGGCAGAGATTGGGATTTTTTCCCCGCCCGTTTTCTTTTTTCATCAACTCGGCGAGCAGCAGGATCGCCGCCCGGTGGGGTTTAGATAAACATGCCGAGTGCACCGCTGGTTAACCCTGGCCACTGATGTGGTCGATACTCGCCCAGCTCTCGACGAAGTCGCTGGGCCGCAATGGGGTGGCACACAATGATCCCATCGCCGGCGACGAGATAGCCCGTCTCCGGGACTGTTTTCTTTTTGAGTGGGTTTTTAGCCCACTTTTTTCTGATCCTCCGTTTCTTGCTTCTCGGGAGAATCAGAATTTCCTTGGTCATGTGTGGGTTTTCAAATATTTTCATTTCCCTTCCTCCTTCGCCAAAAGTTCCCGGAGCAGCAGAATAGCCGCCCATTGTTGGTTCGTCGGCTCCCGGTCGCCGCGCTCGATCCGGCTGACCATCGGCTGGGTCATGCCGAGCTTGGCCGCCAGCTCGGTCTGCGATAGGCCGAGTTGGCGGCGGATGGCGCGGAATTCTTCGCTGGTCATGCCCTGCCCCACCGGAAGGCCCGGCGACGGTCGCCCCTGGCCTCCTGTGCCTGATCGTACAAGTCGGCGAGTTCTGCCCGCTCGGCCGTCTCCCTGTCTTTGCCGATGGTCTGCAGCGAGGGAAAGTAATGGCCGTTCCCGGCAAAGATCAGATCGGCGAAATCTGCGAACGCGGTGTGGGTAGCGGTCAGGTGGTCGGCTCTTGTCTTCATGGCGTTCTCCTTGGTTGATTTTTCGGGCTGTCCTTCCTGCCCTGTTCTTGATTACATATATACCCAACGGGAATATACCTGTAAACAAAAAAAGACCTGTTGGACATAAAAAAATCAGCCGGATGGGTTGCGTTTTACATGCTGAGCCTGATCGGCCTTGGCCTTTCCGGAGTTGGCGTCGGGATCGGCCGCTGGCCCTGTTCTTCAGTTGGCGGATTGGTCAGCCCGGACTGGGCACTGTTCCTAAAGGTGCCGTCAACGGCGCGCGCGAACGCCCAGACCAGCACAATCCAGTTCGCGGCAAGGATGGTCGCCAGGTGCGGCAAATACCACCACTCCATATCGCCGCGAGACCACGGGAACAGCTCGAACGAATAGCAGGACGCCCACACCATGGCCAACACTGCACATGCCCCAGTTTTCATAACTCAACCTCCATTGAATTGATGGTCAATCGTCTTCCTCCACCGATTTAATCGTCGCCCGAGCCGCGCACAGCAGGCAGCGCGGATTCTCGCAGCGGTGGTACCTCACCCGCACGTTGCCCTCCCATGGCAACGTCTTGACGATCCGGGCCCGCTCGCCGCACCCGGGGCAGACCGCGCCGCGGCGATGGGAATAATCGACCCCGGCCGAGGCCGTGGCCACCTGCAAGGCCAATTGCGTTGCTACTACGGTCATGCTGCCTCCATCGTGTTTTTATCGGCCACCGAACAGCGGCTTGCCGCCGGTGTACGGGTTGGCTTTTTTCGGCTTCTGCGGCTTCGGCGCGGTGGTTTCTGGCTTCGGCCAAAGTTTCACGCCTAAAATGTCACTGGCAATCACTGCCATGAACATGCAGTCCCAAAGGTGGTTGGCTCGGCCCTTCGGGCACTGCCACCGGCCTTTTTCCTCTCGGTACTCAGCGCAAAGCTGCCGCGCCTGGTCAAAGGTGAACCCCATGTCCATGTGCCACGCCCCAGGGTCATCGGGCTTTATCAGCAGCTTGCTGGACACGGAATCCTTGTAGTAGTTCGAATTGCAGTTGTAGAGGGTAACGCCGCCCGGGATAGGGCGATTTGTCCCCGGGTAATGGTCTATCTGAGTCTTTTTGATCGGGGCAGCGTCCAGACTGGGAGCGCCTTTGTACACATACCTTCGGAAAGGATCACGTCGGCAGAAATCATAGACCTCGGACGTCTTGTGGCCGCCAGAGTCCTTGACCATCAGGACAACCTTTTTCACGTTCCCGGCCGCGTCCATCCAGTCGGTGCCGAAGACCACGGACTCCAGCGCTTCCTCGGTCTCGACGAACCCGGCCGAGATTCTCCACCGCTCCTGCTCCAGGCCGTAGCCAACCGCGTCGATCCAGTAGTAGTGCCCATTGTCCTGCGTGTCCGACCCGCAGACCAGCGCCGCGACCACGCCGCCGCCAGGCACCAGCCCCTCCGGTCGGTCGTCGATCAGGGACAGGAGCACGTCCTCCTGCCGCTGCTTCTCATGCCGGTGATGCTCGGTCGCCTTGATCTGCGTATCGAAATAGAGCATCTGTTCGCGGTCGCGGACGCCGCGTAGGAATGCGGCCGCGCACTTGCTCAGGCTGTTGAGCGGGCTGATCCATGCGGGCGAGTGGAAGCCGACCCGGGCCGGCCGGTCGATCTCGAGCACGCGCGCCAGCGGACGGCCATCGTCGCGCACCATCCACTCCCCTTGGCGAACGGCCATGTCGCGCAGGCGATCATCCCAGAGCACGCCGCAGCCGCTGCAGATGTACCTGGCGAGGCGGTCGCGCTCCATCTTCTCCGGGTCGCGTTCGCCGGCAAAGTCGATGGACTCGAATTCCATACGCTGCAACTCGCCGCACTCTGGGCACCGGACGTGGTAGTCACAGCGGATGTCCATTGCGTTGAACTTGGCCACGATCCTGCTGGGCGCCTCGGTCGGGGTGCTGTTCCAGATTTTGAGCGAGCCGAACTTATCGAAGGCCGTGGTGCGCTCAGACACCAGTTCCTCGAATGATGCCTCTTTTTTGCTCGGCGCGGTGGCGCATTTGTCCAGCTCATCAACCAGCAGGTAGCGAACGCTCACGTTGCCGATGGATGTCACCGACCCCGACCAGCCCATGTAGATGAGCATGGTCTGCAGCTTGACCCGCAGGCTGGCCATATCGTCGGCCACGCCGGTCAGCAGGTCGGCCAGGCGCGGGGAGGTGGTGAACATCGGCTGGAGGTAGTCTTTGCAGCGCTTAGCGGCCGTGTCGCGGTCCGGGTAGACGATCAGGGTGTCGCCGGGCGACATATCGGCCCGGTTGGCAAGGAAGGTCTCCCAATTGGCCGAGCCGCCGGTCTGCGGGGCCTTGAGGTTGGTGACTTCACGGACGCACGGGGTGGCGGCACAGTCCATAATGCCGGCCATGTGGGGCATGAAATGCGGGTCGAAGTACGATCCTTTGAGTGGCCCGTAGGTGATCTTGCGGTACTTGGCGGCCCACTCGGCTATCGGCTGCGGGCGCTTGCGGCGGTACAGGCGCTTTTCTCCGGGGAATGAGCGGAACGTGATCTCAATCGGTGCCTCGACGGTCACCGCGGCCGGGTACCACGGTTCGCGGCCAATGGCGGGGATGCGCGGCGATTTGCCGATGAGGTCAACGTCGGTGATCATTCGTCGCTGTCGTCCAGGTCGTCGGGTTGCGACTGGTCGCCGCTGGCAGGGGCGAGCATGACCTTGAATTCCACGTCCCGGGCGAAGGTCGAAACGTGCTCTTCGACCAGCCCTTGTAGCTCGGCGATCATCTCGGTGGCGCGCGACTGGTCGCCGCCCACGATGTGGATCAGGTCCGAGGCGTGCATCTGTACCATGGCCCGGAGGTGCGACAGGAAGGCCACGGCCCGGCCAACGATCATGAGCTCCACCTCGGCGCGGGGAATGGATTTGCCTTCGATCAGCTCCAGCTCGCGGCGCTCTTTCTGGAGCCGGACCTTTTCGCGTTCCAGTCGGACGGCTTCGCGCTCTTCCTGCACCGACAGCTTGGTGTCGGCCACCTTGACGCCGGTCTGCGTCCGCTTGCAGAACGCCGTGGCGTACCGGTTGACGGCCTCGTCGCTGAACGTGCCGTCTTCTGAGCGTTCAATGGTTCCCTGCCGGGCGTGGTCGTAAAGGATGCTTCTCCCAACCTTCCAGCCGGTGGCTTTCAGGTGGTCGTATACCGCGAGAACTGATGAAAAATTCTTGGATTTCAAGGAGTTAATTTTCCGGATTTCAGGATTTTTTTTCCGCGCGATTCTATCGGGCGCCAAAGTACC